CCTGATTGGCGCTCACTTCGTATCGATACTCGAACGATGTCGCACGTTGACCCTAAGCAGATCGAGGTATGGCTTCGCGAATGTAACTACAATGAAGATCACGATGACTTTAGGGTGCGTGTGCGAGGACTACCTCGTAAAAGCTCTAAAGACTCGATTATAGGGATTGAATCGGTACAGGCGGCTTTGGATAGGAAAATCGATTTAAACTCAATACGAAGCCTCCCTGTGATTTTAACGTGCGACCCGGCGTGGGACGGTGGAGACGAAACGGTCATAGGCTATCGGCAAGGCCCCTATTTTAAGCTTTTAGAGCGTCATACGCTGAACCGGGCGCGAAACGAAGATCACATGATTACGTTCACTAAACTCTGCGAGTGGTATCATAAGCTCGGCGCTGACATCGTTTTCATAGATCAGGCCGAGGGTACTGCGATCAAAACTCTTGCAAACGCAGAGGGTAGAAGTAATTGGCACTTAATCAGTTTTGCAAGCTCGCCGTGGGACACACCGGAAACCAAAGACTCACAGTACGGCAATCTCAGAGCGCAGATGTACTATTCTGCAAGAGACTGGTTAATGGAGGGTGCAATTTTAGATTGCGAAAATGAAGAAGATCGAGAGATGTTCGGAAAACAAATCTGTTGGACGAAAGGTACTCGTCACGTTAAAACTTTAAAAAAATTAGCTGAAGAGAAAAAAGAAATTAAATCACGAGTAGGACGTTCACCTGACTTAGCTGACTGTTTCGTTTTATCTTTTGCTCGTCCGATCTATGAACGCTTACCGGAAAATCAAACCGACGCTTACAAAAATCACGAAGTAGATAATCAGATGCCAACGTATGACCCTTACGCTGGAATGGACTCTTTATGAAATATGAAGTTAAAGTTTTAAGTGGCGCTGATCTCACGGACGAGATTTTGCGCTTTTTGAAAGATGCAATGTACAAAGCGATCGATGATTACGAATTTCCGATCGACCCGGAAAAATTCGATTTTAAAAAATTCGCAGATTCAAAGCGATTGACAATCTGTTTTCGCGATAGTGTGCCGGTAGGGTTAATGATGGTAGCTTTGTTGTCGAGCTTTTGGGACGATGACTTAATTGTTCTAAAGCAAATATCACTGTGGGCTGTACCTAAAACTAGGGCTGCGAACCTGTTATTTAAAGATTTTATTGACTTTGGCAAACTCCATGCCGACCATATACATACTAATATAGGTGTCAAGACCAATATTTCATCACGGACTTTAGAACGGATAGGTTTTAGGCACATTGAGACTTTGTATAGATTGGAGACTTAAATGAGCATGGACGAAATTGTCGATAGTGTTGTAAATTATGTTTCTTACGGAACTGTAGGATACGAGGGTGACGGTAAGTTCGGCAAAGGTTATATGGTTCGAGGGGCTGACGAAATCGTCGGTGAAGTTACAGGTCGTAACCAAGCTCGTAAGGCTTTATTTGAACAACGTGACGCTGCGAGAGCGGCGATCGATGAGAAGCGACGACTACGAATGGAAGAGATTCGCAGACGTGGAATACAACAGAAAAATCTTTCCGAAAATGTTCAAGCTACCAGACAGATTGCCGAAGCCGGTGGTAGCGCGACAGGTTTGGGTGGAGCAGGTGAGGCGGCAGGTCCACTTAACGAATTTTTAGGGTTGGGGTAGTATGTACAGTAAAAAAGATTGTGAATACTTGCGACAACAATTAAAAAGCGCTTTCAGTCCGTATCGTTCTGAATGGATTGATGTCGGTCGTTGGGTTCTCCCTCACCGTATTAAATCCATGTTGAGCGAGGACGAAGCTAAACGAAACAATCAACACATTGTCGATTCAACACACGTTATTGCGCTCCGCTCTTATGTTGCAGGATTCTTAGAGGGTAACACCTCTACAAGTCGACCGTGGTATCGACAGGGGCACCCCGACCCTGACGTAAATCGTTATCCTGAAAACAAAGAATATCTCGATAAATTGACGATGCGAAGTTTATCAATCGCCAATGCCTCAAATCTTTATCACGTTTTAGGTCAGGGCTATTATGACTACGGAACTTTTAATAACGCCTGTTTGTACATCGACGAGCTACCGGGTCGATTACATTTTCACATTTTAACACCGGGTACTTATTATGTTCAAAACGACGCTTTTGGTGTGGCGAACATTTTGGTTCGAGAATTTTCTTTAACTGTGAAAGCGATTGTTGATCGCTACGGTAAAAAGGTAAATGGTAAATGGGACTGGTCTAATTTCTCAGATCGGGTTAAAAAACTTTACGAACAACAGATGTACTCTTACAAGGTCGATCTTGTTCAGGTTGTAAAACCCAATGAGAACTTTGACCCTGAGAAACCTCAAGCGCTGACAAACCGTCAATACATATCTTTGACTTATGAATTAGGTTCAGATTATTCAGGCGCCAATTACGCTCTTGGTATTGAAGCCGGTGTCGATTCAAAAGAGTCGGGAAAATTTTTATCAGTCAAAGGAAGCTCACGCAAACCTTTCATTGCTTTCAGAAGTGAGAGCGCCGGACAAAACGCTGCGTGGGGTGTGAAAGGTCCGTCAACTGACGCTTTAGGTTTGATTAAATCCTTAAATAAAAAGGCGATCGGTAAAGACATTGCTCTTGATAAAATGTTAAACCCTGCGGTTCAAGGTCCTGCGAATTTAAGTAAGTCGTATAGAACGACAAATCCAAATTCGTATATTCCGATTGACCCAAGCATGGGTAATATGAAAGTTCAAGAAATCTATCAAATCAACCCTGCGGTTGCGACTCTGAATCAAGATGTCAGCGACCTTAGAAATCAGGTTGATAAATTGTATTTTGCTGATTACTTGTTGTACTTAACTCGCAATCCGAAAACTCGTACAAAATACGAAACCGAACAGATTGTGAATGAGCAACAATTGATTATCGGTCCGAATCTTCAATCTCTGAATTGGACTCTGAATCACCCACTTGTTGATTTCTTAACTGAGTGGACGATTGAAAATGACCCATACTTAGGTCCACCACCGGAGGGTTTACAAGGTCAGTTTTTGAAAACCGAATTTATCTCCGTATTCGCGCAAGCTCAACGAGCTGCCGATCTCCCTGCTTTAGAGCGCTATAAGGCGATGATTTTGGAGGTCGGGGCACTAAGACCTGAGATATTCGATAAAATCAATCTTGACCGGTTTGCCGACTTATACGAAGATCGTTTATATCTACCGGCTGGATTGAACGAGGCACAGTCTCGCGTTGACGCCAAGCGCGAACAAGCAATGGCGATGGCTCAACGCCAACAGGCTATGCAAGAGACAATTCCGGCGATGGCAGGTGCGATGAAAGATATTGGTTCTTTAAAACAAAAATAATAAACTGGGAGGTTTATATGAAATTTTTAATGTTGGTAATTTTCACAATTTTCTCTTTTGTTACGTTAAATGTTCACGCTGTTAACGTAGTCAATCAGACCACAAAAGTAGGTCCTGCTGATACGATAAAGTGTGTCGACGGTTTGAAATGTTCAAAGGTAAAAAATGTTTTAAATTTGAACGCTTACCATGCGGCGGTCGCGACTTTTACTTCGGGAGATCAAACACCGTCAATCGCAGATGGAACACATTTCAATACTCACACGAATACCTTAACGATCACAGACTTCGACGATGGCGTCGCAGGAAAAGAAATCGTAGTGGTTTCAAAAGGGGCGATAACTTTCGACGTGACAGGGACGGATTTGAAGTGTGGAACGACAGATATTGTCACCGCAGTATCGGGAGATGCTAGCGATGTTACCAAATGGTTACATGACGGTACTTACTGGCGCTGCACTTCTTATATCGATTCTACAGACAACTTAAACTAATAACGGACAAAACCACCTATGTCTGATCGTGACGATGATGTCTCTGAAACTTCAAAGGAAGAGTTAGAACATCGCAATCTTTTAAATCACATTCAAACGCTACTCTCAACTACAAGTGGGGTAGCGTTTGCAAAATACTTATTGAAAAGTTTTGATGTAGGTGAACAACCCCATCGAATGTGTAGAGGTGAAGAGTTGATTGACAGGGTGAGTTTCTTACGCGCAGGTAATTCAATATACAAATTATTTATGGAAGCTAACCCCGAATTAACCGGTCAAATATTGGCCTCAATAGAAAAGGAAAAGATTTATGTTTTTAAAACTACCAACTCTTAAAATGGATTCCGCAACAGACGGAGGTAACAATGGGGGAGGCGCTGCGCAAACTCCAACGCCGACATCGACGCAAACGCCGCCAACTCAAACGGCAGGGGGTATCACTCACGACGACTACGGCTACCCAATCGAAGCCGCTCCTACAACGCCACCTGCTAACCCAAAACCTGAAGAGAAAAAACCGGAAGAAAAGAAACCGGAAGAACCTAAAGTAAAGGTTCCGGGGTATGACGATGTTGCACCCCCTACTGAAGAAAAGAAACCGGAAGATAAAAAGGTTGACTCTCCGGTAGATGACAAAAAGAAAGACGAACCTGCCAGTCTCGATTATAAAATTGAGGTTGCCGATCTTCACGCTGACGAAATTAAAATTGTTGAAGAGTTGGCTAAGACACACAAATTGACAAAAGAACAGGCTCACGCCGTTGCTGAAATGAGAAAGCTCGACATTCAAGCATTGTCAAAAGTGGAAGCCGATAAAATCCAAGAACGTAAGACGCAAGTTGCTAAACTTAGGTCCGATTGGAAAAATGAATTGATGAACGACAAATCGTTCGGAGGCTCTAATTTTGATATAAGTATGCAACAAGCAGGTACAGTTTTAGACAAATTCTTTCCCAACACGAAAAAAATGCTTGACGAGAGAAAGGGAATGTTGCCTCCT